AAGCACATTTCTGTATGTTTCCATTAATATATCTATACCATTAGTGCGGATATTTAAAGCAGGAAAATGTGGCAAAAAATCGTTTCCAAGCATGAAACACATAAATATATAATCATATACACGATTTTTCTCTACATCATTTTGAGGTTCTTTGTCATAATTTAGATAGTAAACAAGTTGTTCTTTAAATTGTGGAATATCCACTACATACAAGTAGTTAGGATCAAGAGATTTATCAATACTTTTAATAAAATCGGGGGTTTCACGAAATAAATACATATTTTTACAATAAGATAAATTATTTATGGTAAGCATAATTAAATCTGCATCTAAGCCATAAATAACAGTCTTTTGATCCTTAATTTCATTATGTTCCCGAATATATTCAAATACTTTATGTTCGCCTTCTCCAGGAATATCACTACCAGAAACTACAATGTTCTTTACTTTAAAAGGAATAGGAGTGCGAAAATGATATTTAATTTGTAAGTTTAGTTTATTCATAAATTCTGTTCCAGGTGTAATAGCAGTGCTGTCCCATGATGGTTTATTTGTGGGTTCATATTGTTGAATAAACCATGATTTATATCGTCTATTTTTTTGCTGATTTAGTTTAGCAACAGGAGCAACACCATCAAAAGATATATAAACTATGTTAGTAGGAGAAATTTGCTGTATATAAGTTTCAATCTTTTTACATACAGCATTAATTAACTTGCGTTCATAATCATTATTATTTCCACTATAATCAATATCTCTAAGACAGTCATAAATAATAGAATTACTATCCAAAAATAAATTATTTACTAGAAATTTTTTTTGAAATTTCTGTAAAATATTTGGATAATTTTTTATAATATGTGAGAAGTAAGCTGGTATACCCATTTTATAATATAGAATCATTTTTTTAATATAGTTTAAAAATCAATATAAAGGGTTGCAACATTTAGCCGTTTTTTAAGAAAAATAAGAATAAATTTAAATTGTTTTTTTAAAATCGTTATAATATAAAAATGAAAAATATTATCATTTCCTCAAATAGCAACAAAAATATTCCTCCGTCTCCTTCAACATCAATAAAATGTCAACTAGAGGAAACGATTGAATATTTTAATCTATTAATTCAAAAAACACTACTATCTATTCAAAAGTATAAACAACTTGATATCATTGGTGCTAATGAATTAAATACAGCAACTCAGAATCTAGAGCATTTATATGTAGAATTATCAAATAATTTAATTTTATTAAAAAATAAACAAAATACGAATAAAGTAAAAAATAATTTGGAAACAATTAGGACCGATTTGCATAGTATATTTAAAAATTACGGAACTGAAAATATTAGGGATTTATTAAATATAGTTTATGGGGATGAATATATTAGTTCGATGGATTGGGATATAAATAAGTATCAATTAATAGAATCTTATGTGCATCCTATAAATTTTAAGGTAATGCCATGGAAAACAGAGAGAAAAAACTATTCGGACAAAGTATTGGAAAAAAATAAAATCATTGAAGATTTTATTATTGTAGAAAAATCAAATAATTTAGATTGTTTTGATTTATCTCGCACAAGTAAAACATTTCAATCAAAAGTGTATGGTATAAAAATTGCCTTTCATAATGAAAAAGAAAAAAAAACAATAATAGTGGCTGCTTTAGTGGATGAAATTTTAACTACATGTATAAGCAATGATTATTTAAATGAATTGATAGAGAAAATAATAAAAAGATCAAATTCGATCCAAGATTATGATCAAAAATCCTTTGAGAGATATATACAATCATTAACATTGAAAGAATTTATAATATATTCCGTAGATGAGATTTTATCAAAATATGAGGGCTATATGAATCAAGTGAAATTAATCAAACAAAAGACAATAGCACAAGTTGTAAAAGAATTCATAAATAATGATTTATTTGGTCAAAGAAAGACATTAATTCAATTATTATTAAAATCGGATGAACACGAATACCAATATTTATCTTATCTATTATATGATTTATTGTCGAATGATAATAATGGAACCATAGATACCACAGAACAAACATTATTGTTTGATAGTTTACCCTGGAAAATAAAAAGTTTCTTTAAGGAAGCAATGAAACAGACTATATCTTATACAAACAATCTCTCTAATTTTGATAATAGTAAAATACCTTTGGAACAACAGATTTGTTTAATGAAAGCATCAGATTCTATAAAAGAAAAAGCAATGAATAAATTAAAAGAAGTAAAATCTAAAACAGATGATAATGGAAGTAAAGCAAGAACTTATTTGGAGGGACTATTAAAAATACCATTTGGTATTTATAAACAAGAACCTATATTAAATACAATGAGTCATATAAGAGAGATATTCAAATTAATTGTAGAGAAAGTTAAAAAAATAGATAAAGATTTTACAATGGATAAATCTACATATACGAATATTGAAATAAAAAATGCTTGTGAACAAATAAAAGATAAATATATACATAATATTGGTAATTCGGTAATTGAATCTTTAATAAATATATATACACCAGATAAAAGAAATGATTTGATTGTTAATATATGCAATATTAATAATATAATCAAGCAAAATAAATTGAAACGCCATAAACTCATTCATTCAGGAAAAAAAATTGAATATATGAAATCACAAATAGTTGAATTTTTAAACGAAATAAAAAATAATGAAAAAATAGTAAATGATTTATTAAATAATAAAAATATTCAAAATGGAAATATAACTCAATCTTTAAAAGAAGAAATAGAGTTGATTGAAAATAAATGGAAAGAGATAAACAATTATATGAACCAGGTGAGAGAAAATCTTAATAATGCTGTTCATGGTCATGAAAAAGCCAAAACTCAAATAGAGAGAATTTTAGCCCAATGGATTAATGGGGAACAAACAGGATATAGTTTTGGTTTTGAAGGTCCTCCTGGTGTTGGAAAGACGAGTTTTGCTAAGAAAGGATTAGCTAATTGCTTAAAGGATGATGATGGCGAATGTCGACCTTTCTCATTTATAGCTATTGGTGGTCAAGATAATGGAAGCACTTTAAATGGACATAACTACACCTATGTAGGGTCGGAATGGGGCAAATTTGTTGACATTTTAATTAAACATAAATGTATGAATCCGATAATATTTATTGATGAGTTAGATAAAGTAAGTAAGACGGAACATGGGAAGGAAATAATTGGAATATTGACTCATTTAATTGATCCAACTCAAAATGATGTATTTCAGGATAAGTATTTTAACGGTATTGATTTGGATTTTTCCAAGGCTTTATTTATATTTTCGTATAATGATGTTTCGGCCATTGATAAAATTTTATTAGATAGAATACATAGAATTAAATTTGAACATCTTACAATAGAAGACAAATTAATAGTCACTAGAAAACATATTTTACCAGAAATTTATAAAAATATGGGGTTAGAAGGATGTATTGAGATTTCAGATGAAAATATTATTTATGTTGTCGAAAATTATACAAATGAGCCTGGTATTAGAAAATTTAAAGAGTTATTATTTGAAATAATTGGAGAGATAAATTTATTCTGTTTAAAATCATTTGAATCAACTCAATTACCAATCAAGGTTACTAATGAAGATATTAAATATAAATATTTGAAAAATTATCATGAAAATTTATTAAAGAAAATACCACTACAATCTCAAATAGGTGTAATAAATGGTTTATGGGCCAACTCCATGGGTCAAGGAGGAATTATACCTATCGAAGTTAAGTTCTTCCCTAGCACATCTTTTTTTGATCTTAAATTAACTGGTCTACAAGGGGATGTAATGAAAGAAAGTATGACTGTAGCCAAAACCTTAGCTACATCCTTAGTAGAGAAAGATAAATTAAAAGAAACAATAAAAAATGCCGAAGAAACAAAATTACAAGGGATTCATATTCATTGTCCAGAGGGTTCAGTGCCAAAGGATGGTCCGAGTGCAGGAACAGCAATTACAAGTGCAATATATAGTTTATTATCAGGGAAGAAAATAAGAAATACTGTAGCGATAACAGGGGAAATTAATTTACAAGGATGTATAACAGCAATAGGAGGATTAGATTTAAAGATATTGGGAGGATTGAAAGGGGGTGTAAGAGAATTTATTTACCCTAAGGAAAATGAAAAAGACTATAAAGATTTTGTAGAAAAATACAAAGATAAAAATATTTTGGATGATATTAAATTTCATAAAGTAGAACATATATCGGAAGTGTTAAATATAATTTTGGAAGATTAATTCTATTGGTATTATATATATCATGGCAATGCAATTAAATTTTAGTAATATATTACATTTTTTCTCAACAATATCCCCTATATTATTATCATTTTTCCTAGTAATGATATCTCTTTTTAATACGGATATAAAAGGATTAGTCTATTTAGGAGGTATTTTGATAGCATCATTGATTAATTTATTTATTATGAATACATTAAAAGTAAAACCAGAAAAAATTCCTTCTCCGGGATGTAATTTAATCGATTTCCCATTAAATTTGAATGAATATATTAGCCCTGCTTTTAATACTATGTTTATATCTTTCACATTATGGTATTTATATTTGCCAATGCAGTATATTTCTTCTGTTAATTTTCCTGTATTAATCTTCCTATCTGGTTTATTAGTCCTGGATGCAGGAACCAAACTTTCAGGTGGATGTACAAACTTTAGCGGGATTGCGCTTGGATTTTTAGTTGGAACAGTACTAGCAATTATATATTTTATTGCTCTTTGGAAATCTGGACATGAAGATTTATTATTTTTTAATATTGAGCCTTCTAACAATGTAATATGTTCAAGACCTCAAAAACAAACTTTTAAATGTTTTGTTTACAAGAATGGAGAAATAATTGGAGAAGCAAATCAAGGTTAATAAATTATTAGTAAATAATAATTAATAATTTATGGATTAAATAAATGATTATTTTGACGCCACCAATTTATAAATTCAGTTACAACTCTAGATTTATGCAAATCTTCAGTCATTAACTTAGGATTATGTGATCTTCTACTCCATATTTGAATAAAGTACTGCACTACATTTGAAGTAATAGCTAATTTATACTTATTGTTTAATTCTTCTTTTGAGATTGTAGGTTTATTTAAACGCTGGTTAACAAGGTTATGAAAGGAATGAAGCATATTTTTTAAATCTTCTTTCGTATTGATAGTATTTGTATTTAAATTAGCCATTTGTTGACGAGCATGTGATGCACAATCAGGACATGGAAGATTGTCACAAATACGAATAATTAAGTGTAATAAAACTTCTTTTTTGGTGTTAAATTCTTCTTCTTTTATTTTTTCTGCTAAAGTGTGGAATAAAAACCATGTGCATGGCCCCCAAGTTTTTGTCATTAATTATAAAATAGATATAAAGATTTTTTTAGATTATTCTTTAAATGAATATTATATTACAAGATAATATAAATTTTTTTGAGCAACTCAAAAATTTCGAATCGGATGATGAAGAAGAAAATGTTTGTTTATTAACCAATTTACCCCTAGATGAAAACAAAATAACTTTACCATGTAATCATAGTTTTAATTTTTTTCCATTATATAAGGAAGTAGTGAATCAAAAGACAGGTTCGTTTGTAGGACTTGAAATTAACCGTTTACATTTTAATCAAATTAAATGTCCATATTGTAGGCAAAAAGTAAACCATCTTTTACCTCATATTCGCTTGAATGATCAAATGAACTATATTAATGGGGTCAATTCACCAGAAAAAATATGTATGGACTTTAAAGAATGTTCCTACATCTTCAAGGCAGGAAAAAACAAAGGGAAATCTTGCCTAAAAACGGCATTTCATTCTTCAAATGGTTGTTATTGTAATATGCACCAAAAAATTGCCTACAACAAAGAAAAAAAGACAGAATCTATGTGTTTATGTAAAGCTACCTTGAAGAGTGGAAAGAGAAAAGGGGAAACTTGTGGAATAAAAATTAAAGGTGAAGGAGAATATTGTAAACGCCATTCTTCAAGTGTATAAAAATTAATGTATTGTAATATCTATACTACATTAATTTACTGAAAAAAAGGTTCTATGGTTAGGATGTTGGAATTTATCCTCATTTCCGGATAAATGCATTTCTGTTTTTTGGATTCAGGAATCAAGAGGATGTTTTCTCAACATTGCCTTGATGTCAAGCGAGCTTTTTCAACAAAAAGGGTAATATATTTATTTTGATGATGTAGTATGTTGTCTACATAGTGTAGAGAAGGAAATAGGCCAAAAATATCGGTGTGTAAACGATATATGTAGGTATTTTACATTTTCACAAATTTTCAAAAGTCATTTGGAATTTTAAAAAAAACACACAGGTTTTTTGTGTTGAATTTTGATTTTTGGAAAAAGGATTGGAAAAAGTTGTAAAAAAGTGATTGTGACCATAATGGTCTAAATTCAAAAAAAATAATTCTAATTTTGTTACTGAAAAATTTTATATTTCATTGGGAAAGTATTTAGAGATAATTGTCTAATGCTATATATATGCTACAAAATGCTATACAAGAAAAGTGCAAAAAATTCAAGTGTGATCTCTGCTCCTTCCAATGTAGTAGAAAAAATCAATATATTAAACACATATCCACTACAAAACACCAAAATGCTACAAAAATGCTACAAAATGCTACATTTACGGGAGGAAAAGCTCCCACATCTAAAAATAATAACAATAATTCATATGATTGTGCTTGTGGTAAGATGTTCAATCACAGCAGTTCCTATTATAGACATAGAAATAATTGCTTTCAATATCAAAAGAAATTAGTATCTGCTGACATTTTTCCTCCATCTACACATGTAGGTAATAATAGTAACACGACTAATGTAGTGATGGATTATTGTAAAGATAATCAAGCGGACTTCAAGGAGTTAATTGTATTGCTTTTAAAAGAAAATAAAGAATTTCAACATAAGTTCTTAGAAGTGCTTCCACAACTCAAGGGGAATGCGGAACATAGTTATAACAATACTAATAGTCATAATACAAATAACTTTAATATTCAAATGTTTTTAAATGAACACTGCAAAAATGCTATGAATTTAACGGACTTTATTGATTCATTACCAATTACTAATGAAACTTATGACCATACTATTGAGAATGGCTTAACTAAGACCATAACCCATATGATTACGGATGGTCTAAATAATATGGATATATTGGAGCGACCAATTCATTGCACAGATGCATCGAGGAAGACGATGTATGTAAAGGACAATGATGTATGGGAAAAAGATGTAGAGTTAAATGGAGTATTGATGGGTATAAAGAAAATAGCTTTAAAACAAAGAACAATGATTAATAAATGGAAAGACGCTAATAGAGGATGGGAAGATAATGATAATTTACAAAGCAAATTAACTAGCCTAGTTTTTAACTCGATGACTGATATAGAAAATGATCAAAAAGAAACCAATAAAATCATTAGAGCTATTAGTAAAAACACTTATTTAACGAACGAAATTAAGGAAGAATATAAATAATTGCGTTATTTAGCATAATTATTTGTATTTAAATATATTGAAGGGGGACTAGCTCAAATGGTAGAGCGCTCGCTTAGCATGCGAGAGGTACTGGGATCGATGCCCAGGTTCTCCAGACAAATTATAAGTATTTGTTTATATTTATAATTTATTTTCGCCTACTTTCTTCTAGGTTATTTACAGGAAAAAAGGTATAAATATTATATATAATCTATATAAATGATATTGTATTTTTTATTATTTTCTCTCTGTGTTGCCTATGACCAGTCCCTTTCCAAACACTTTATAAATTTATCTCAATCAACTTATTGTGTTTCTTCTCTTTCCCAGTGGAACTGTATTACATGTGAGTCATCCATAAAACCAGAATATGTAATTGAAAATAATGGTGCTAGAGCCATCCAAGGGTTTGATAGTGAAACTAATTCAATTTTTACTGCTTTTAGAGGGTCTTCCAATATCCAAAATTGGCTAGATAATATCCAAATATCAAAAATATCTCCGTATAATGATTCCTCTATTCAAGTAGAAAAAGGATTTTATAAAGCATATAATTATTTAAAACCAGATTTAATAGCAAACTTAGATAGTTTATCTAAAAAATATAACACCGATAAATTAAGTGTTACGGGTCATTCATTAGGAGCTGCCGAAGCTACATTATTTAGCTACGATATTGTAAATGATTTTAACAAATATAAAATAATAAATTTTTATCACTTTGGGAGTCCTAGGATAGGAAATACTGAGTTTGTAAAATCTTTTTCAAGTTTTTCTATTCCATCCTTCAGGGTGACTCATTTTTATGACATAGTTCCACATGTTCCTGAGGAATTTTTAGGATATTTACATATATCAAATGAAATATGGTATAATGAGCAAAATTCAGTATATAAGATTTGTAATGATTTAAATAGTAAAGAAGATAATACTTGTTCAAATTCTTGCTCACCAACACATTGTACTAGTTTAGATGACCATTTGAATTATTTGAATGTAAGTATGGGAAATGATGTATCATGTAGGTAGGTGATTATTCAATTACTTTATCATATTTTAAATTTTTATAAGGATTAAATAAAACAAATTCTTCTATATTCATTTTATAAACCAATAAATTTGGAAACCAAAAGCTAGATGCATCTGGTTGATAGACCCCATTAATATTAGCAGGTAATAAATTACATAAATTTGTTAATACTATTTGATCTAGTTTATAAAAACTAATTCTATTATTTAGGTTTTGCTTTTCTATAGGAAGTTTATCTATAGATTTATAATAATATTCATCTCTTATTATTTTTTTCAATAATGATGAACCGTCTCTTAATTCAATTTTAATATATTTATGTTTTAATAGATACTTTAAAAACCGTAAGAAATTAAATTGTTTATGAATATCAATATACCCATATGCGAATGCAAACTCATACCAACATTTTTCATTATTATTCATTTCTAAATATTCAATATCAATATCCTTCTTGATATTATTCTTTATATTTTGTATTATATCAGGTGAAAAATTTAATAATGGTTTAATTATTTTATTTTTGTTTTTTAAAAATAATTGTTTAAAATATAGTCTATTATGATTATTTAAAACTATAAGTTTAACTTTATTTTTTGTATTCCATTTATAGATATTGGTATCTGCTGTTTTATATGATTTGGCCACATCAAGAGTGCCCAACCAAGTTAAATTATCGGTTATACATTTTTTATGAAATTTTAAATCTAATTCATGAGAATGGTTTAAAATCTCTTGTCCAGAATATTTTTTGGATGCATAAAGACTATAATTTTTATTTAATACTTTAAAGATAGGTTTGTTTTTATTTTTAAAAGTTTTATTTTTTTTTGATTTTCTGTTTTTTTTAGTATTCATTATATTATAAAATTATAATAAAATTATAATAAAATTAATTAAATATATATTTACTATATATATTAATGGACACAAAACAAGAATTAGTAACCCATATACGAAGTTGGATTCAAATAGATAATGAAATATCTGACTTGCAAAATAAAATAAAGGGATATAGGGAAAAAAAGAAAAAATTAACAGAGTCGTTAGTAGAGGTAATGAAGACAAATGAAATAGATTGCTTTGATATAAATGATGGAAAATTAATTTATTCAAAGACAAAAACGAAAAAGGCAATAAATAAAAAAACTTTATTAGATGCTCTAAGTAATTATTTCAAAGAGGATATTGAATTGGCTAAAGAAGTAAGTCAACATATTTTAAATAGTAGAGAAGAAACAGTAAAAGAAAATATAAGACGAAAAGTAGAAAAATAATTTAAAGTAAATAGATTATTTATATTAATGAATAATCTATTTAATGGATTCTTAAACAAAGAAATAGACTCTTTTGAAATAGGTGAAATAGAAGAAAAAAAATATAACTATTCAAATATTTGTGATGATATATTGGAACATCCTTATATTGAAAATCTATTTTTTGATACAAATAAAAAAGGAAATACAAAAATAATTATTTATAGAATGAATAAACACAATAATAATGTTTTTATTGAATATTATTTAAATGAAATTAATTGTCTACATGACAAAGAAGTAATCTTAAAAAACTTATCCTACATAGAAGGAAATAAACGCATTAAAGGATCTATATATATAGGAGAGGAGCAATATACAATAATTCAAATAAGAAATAATAATAAACCAAATAATTGGGTTGTATTATGGGATGTAATAATTAATGGACATTATTATGGAGAGAATATAGATGAAAATTTAATTAAATTTTTAAAAAAAAACCATAAAATAGATGATTTATTTTATAAAGGAAAACTTTGTGAAAAACCATGTATATTATATACATTAATAGAAAGTAAATATAAAAATTATATAAATAAAAATAAATCTATTCAGTATTGTCAAAATGAGCATAGTATATTAATATATTTAAGTGAATATAATGAAGGAGATAATGTAAGAAACATATGTTTTATGAAAGATACAGAAATGGATAATGATTTAAAAGAAAAAAATTTTATAATAGAGAGAAAAGGAAAAAAATATGAATGGATTTTTAAAAATGATAATAATTTAATTTCTTTTTTAAAATAAATATGTATTATATATAAAATATGAATATGATGCATATAGCAGTAATATTTATAGCTATCATTGCTATAAATTATATAGTTACAACAATAATGAATTTTTTAGGAATAGAATTACAAGTTTACGGTAGTTATTTACTATGGATATTTGCAATTATATTATTTTGGGGATTTTTACCGGGATCAGTTAACTATTTTGACTCTAATTAAACATTTTCATCTGGTATAATTGGCTTATTATAAAATTCTAAAACTGTTTTGATAATTTTATTTAGAATATCTGGATTCATTTTATCTTGTAAATTATCAAAAATTTCGCTTTCTAATGGTGTGCGATTATGTTTTTCAATAAATCTATCACACCAATCTTTTACTTCTTTCTCATAAGATTCCATAATTTTCTTTTGATTATTTTTAACAACATTAGCGAGTAAAATACCTGAGGATTTTTCCTCAGGTTTAGGAATAAATACAATATCGGCTGTGCTCACTAAAGAATCGCAAATTTCAGGGCGTTTGATATCATTTGGTTGATTGAGAGGCTCCATATTTTTAATTGGTTTTTTGGTAGGGAAGGTATCATTAAATAATTTAATAATTTTTTCGTTGATTGATGGACTAGTTTCCATTAATCTATCAAATTCTTCTTTACACATTTTTAACATATGTCCAACATGCATTCTTTCTTCTCGTGATTTTGCTAATTCTACTTTAATATTTCTATAAAATTTATCCCAAGCAATTGAACTAACACGATGTGCTTCATTTAGTTCTCCTACTTTTAAAAATTGAGCAATGGTAGTTAAAATACCCGCAAATATATTAACTGCACCTATTCCCATTTGAGCTAATGGTCTAATATCAGCGGGAAAACGATCTTGTGCAAAGTTAGCTGTTCCTGTTAATGTACTCATTATAATTACTGGAATTGTAAACCATGCGTTAGTTTTAGAATAAGCTTGATGGGACCTTGCATGAAGCCATCTATAACACATTGCTTTATCTGCCCACTCAACTAATATATTTTCGTGTTCAGATTTCCATTCTTGTTCTTTAAATGAAATAGTATCATTATTTACAGCATTATGTTGTTCTTCTTCCATTGCTTTATACTGTATATTTATAAAATTATTTTTTTTGGAAATAAAATCTTATTTAAATATAAATGGATGATAAACTAATAAAAGTGAAAATAGTATTTGATAATGTAAAGGAAATGCGTTCAGAAATTTCTATTTTATTTGATAATTTAGATGGACGCATAAGAAAATTAAAAGAGATGTATAGTGAGTTTGTAACATATACCAAATCAATACAAACTGCAGATGTTAAATCTTTTATTTTTAGTTTAGATTCCTTTTATTTTCAAACTAGTTTATTACAGAAAGAATATAATTATTTAAAAGATTATTATTCTACAATTATTAATCGAATGTATGGAGAATATTATAAATTATTAAAATTAATAACAGAATATGTAGAAAAAAGTTTAATTGATAATAAATTAAATGAAATTTTAAAGAATAAAAAATACCCCAAATACGATGATTTAGATGATGCTAAACAATATCCATTTGAGTTAATTTTACAGCTAAATGAAGATATAATATCGGTTGTAAATTATTTAATACATGTATTAAAAGATAAAGAGGCAGCTTTAAAACAATATACCACGAATCAAAATTATGGCCTAAATGTTAACAATTTTGTATCAACTTACAATTATGAAGTAATTGTTTTACAAGAACAAATAAATTTATATGAAAAATATTTAGAATTTTTTTATCATGTTCACGAGAAATTACTAAAAAGATTAATTACTAAAATAAGTGTATTAGAGGCACAACTCAATACGGATATAAAATTTGAAGGAGGATTATTAAGTAAGAAAAAGGATAATAAAGCTTTATTTAAAGATTTAAATTTAAGTGCGTTACCTAAAAGCACCCAAAGAGATTTAAGAAAATCGATTGTAGGAAATAGTCCATTAAATTCTAATGCTTCTGATATTGATTTAGAGGAAGCATTTGTTTCTATTGAACATGTTCATCCTGTATCGAGTGAAAATACAATTTACGATCATCCTAAAACAATAAAAAGTGTTTTAAGTAATAGTGACAGTTCAGAAGAAAAAGAATTAGTTGCTAAAAAAATATTTGAAAAACATAATCTAAATGTAGAGGAAGAAGAGCATAGTAATAATTTGAAATTGTCAAGATCAGTTTCTAGATCAGCTTCCTTTGATTTAGGTAATGAATTTAATAAAGATGAAAATGAATTAATAGATATAATACCTGATGAACAACGAAATAATAATGAAGATGATATTAAAAATATTATACATGAAGTAGTTGAAAAGGTAGAAGAGGAAGATGATGATGATAAAGACACAATTAATTCACAAACAGATGGCACAGAATTGACTGCCAAGCAAAAGAAAAATGCAAAGAAAAGACAAAAGAAGAAGGAAAAGGCTCAAAAAGAAAAGGAAGAAAATGAATTATTTGAACAAATGAAAGAAGAAAATTCTAATTATGTTTTTAAACCATTCGATAATTAAATTTGCTTTTAAGTAGTTTATTTTATTAAATAAAAAATTGAAATAAACTATTTTTTATATATTAAAGTATAATAGTAATGGAGCGTCGTATTTCTAAAAAGGTAAATGATTATATTCATAATTTCAAAAATGAGATTGCTGAAAAGATAAAAAAAATGAATAATTCTGATCCATCTGAAATTATGAATTATATTTATCAATATAATAATTTTGAATTGACAAAGGAAGATTTTATGAAGCGTAAAAGAGTAAAAAATATGGTTCCTGTTTATGAAAGATGTTGTGCCAAAAGAGCAAATGGCCAGCAATGTACAAGACGAAAAAAAGAAGAATCACAATATTGTGGAACTCATAGTAAAGGCACTCCTCATGGGGTAATGAATGAAAATGAAACGGTTTCAAGTGTAACAAAAATCGAAGTTAGTGCAATTGATATTAAAGGAATTGTTTATTATCTAGATAATGATGGAAATGTTTATGACACAGAAGATATTATTTCTAATAAAAAAAATCCTCGTATAATTGCCAAATACGAAAAACATGGAAATGAATATTCTATTCCTTCTTTATTTGAAAATTAATTTATAAAAATATATATTTAAAAATAAATTTATATTTTTTATATCCAAATGAATTTTAATTTGATTAAAAAATCTATTCCTATTTTTAAATTATGCTACGCTAAAAATCAGTTAGTTAAGATGAGAGATTGTGATTGCATTCATAAATGTAATATGGAATATGTAATTCCTCATCATCAATATTCACCATTAAAATTTTATACTTCCTTAAAATGTGAAATGACTAATTTCAATCAAAAAATTGGTAATTGTAATTGCACTGATAAATGTTCAGCAACTTTAAATGATATATATTATTATTTAAATTTAAAAAAAAATTAAACTTAAAAAAAAGAACTATATTTAATATAGTTCTATGAATAACCAACAATTTGAACATATTAAATTATTTTTAAATAAATGTAAAATTCCTGTTACTAATTTAAATGATTTAGAAGGTATGTTAATACCTAGAGAGATATTAATAGATAATGAAATTTATAAAAGTGTTAAAGAAGAAATTTCTATACTTAAGCAAATATTTAATTCCTCTTATTTGACAAGTTTGCAATCTACTGCAGAGGAAAATCAAAAATGGCCTTTGCTTAATTTAGTCCGTCAAATATTAAAATCATGTAATTTTACTATGACACCTAAAAGAATAAGTAGTGGATATACGAAAGATGGAAAAAAAATTTATAAAAGAATGTTTATCATTCAAAAACTTAATCAAACTAAATCTTCAGGCCCTAATGTTTCTTCTTCTTTAGATTCTAATGTTATTGAATCTGTTTTTGAATCTGATTCTGGTGTAGATTCTTTATTAGATTCTACAAATGTTACTGGTTCTGGTAATGATTCTTCTTTACATTCTTCAGATGTTTTAGACTCAGCATCTTCATTTAATTGAATTTCCACTAATGGTTTCTCTTCCTCTGTTAAAATGGAATTATCTTCGGAAGTTTGAATTTCAATATTGAGAGTAGGTTCTTTAATTTCTTCTTCTGATATCAAAGGTTCTTTGACATCTATTAATTCCTCTTTTCTCTCTTCATCGACAATTTTATTTTCTTTTCCTCCTTCAATTGAAACAATATCATCTGGTAATTCTTCTATTTTTGATGATTGCTCAATAATTTTATCAGGATCGACATCATTGAATTGAACTTTATTTTTTAAATATGCACTGTAGAATACATTTTTTTTTGTATTTACTGTGGAATATACATCAGAAACTTTTAATCCCATAAATAATAAATTAGTCAATAATACAGTTATAGTTTTACTATCAAAATAATGACTAAAAATAACAATGGAACTAAAAATTGAATTTAAAATAAATGAGCCAGTAGAAATGTATCCAGCTTTTTGATAATACCCATCATAATCCCAAATAGTTTGTTTCTTTTCAGGAGCTAATTTAAGCAAAGCTTCTCCTACAGATTCATTATCTACAGGTGTAAATCTATTTACTTCTAAATAATTAATTAATTTATTTTCTCTCTTTACTTCAACAAAATATAACATTAAAAAAGTTAACATAGTAAGTGCGTTAAATGCAATAGCAGTTTTAGCTAAACCATCTTCTCTATTAATATTTTGACTAAGGGAACATATTTCTTGCCCACATTTTTGGGGAACAAATACTACTAAAAAAGCACCCATGAGCACTCTATATATCTCTAATAATAATGTGCTTGCCACATTCATTCTTTGTTGGAAATCTTGATCGCTGGTTTTTTCTTTGAATTGGTCGATAATAGAAGGTCGTTTTTGGGAATTAGTAGTTGAAATTATTTTTTCTGTTCCTAATTCAACATCGTCAGTTTTTATTATTTTGGGTTCACTCATTATAAAATATTTGTATATAAAAAAATTTTATAGATATTTTTATTCCAAATATATTATTTATGTGAACTATTTTTTGCTAATTACATGGAAAGTTCTTTGTATTTTATTTTCCATACATTTATCTATTTTGCATACATTATCTTCACCTAAGGAAGAACAAAGTGCATCATATAGAAGTTCTAATTGTTCATCATTAAAACCATAATAAATATCACTAACTAATTGTCTTTTACTCCATCTAAGTTGTTGAATTTTATTATTTATTTCCAAACTTTTAATTTTATCATAATCAGGTAGTTTAATCATAAATCCTCCCTCGCAGCGTGGTAACTTTTCTAAGGGTTGTGTATTGGACTTGCGATTTTGATTATAATAATCCAATATTGGTTGGTATCCATTAGGAAGATTTCCAATTTTAACTGCAATTACAAATGACATTATGTATTCAATAAGTTTTATATATAGGGTCTGTAGAGTTAAAAATAACTTCAATTTTTATTTTTTTATATTTATAATTTAAATGGTTGGATTATTTCGTAGTTTAGCATTGTGTTGTTTATTTT